TCATCCAGCCAGCGCAGCTCGTCGTCGGTCTCGTCGCCCACATCCAGGCAGCAAACTTCGACTCGGCAGCCTATGAGGGCATGATCGACGAGGTTTGTGCCGGCTGGTTCGTCATGTACATCGACGAAGATCGGGACAAAGGTGGTTTCCTTTTCCAGCTCTGGCCTCTGTCCAGTTGCTATTGCGCCGCCAGCAAGGAAGGGCAGCCGATCGACACTGTCTACCGCTGCTATCAGCTGACTGCTGAGCAGGCCATCGCGGAGTTCGGCGAAGACCGAGTAAGCGCAAAGATCCGGCGCGCGGTAGAGAAAGATCCGGACGAGAAGTTCGAGTTCGTTCACGCCATCCAGCCACGCAGCACCTACGTGGTAGGCGCCAAGATGGCGAAGAACCTGCCCATCGCCTCGTATCACATCGAGACTGGTACCAAGACCCTGGTACGCGAATCGGCTACCACGAAATGCCAGTGGTAGTACCTCGCTGGATGACTATCCCAGGCAGTGTCTATGCCATCGGCCCTACCTCCGAGGCCTTGCCAGATGCTCGTACGCTGAATCAGCTGGTGCGCATGGAGCTGTCTGCCTGCGACATTGCAGTCGCTGGCATGTGGATCGCCGAGGATGACGGGGTGTTGAATCCTCGGACCGTCAAGATCGGTCCTCGCAAGATCATCGTGGCCGCATCTGTGGACAGCATGAAGCCCCTGGCGTCGGGGGCAGACTTCAACGTGTCGTTCACCAAGGCTGATCAGCTTCGCGCCAGTATCCGCAAGGTCATGATGGCCGATCAGCTACAGCCCCAGGACGGCCCCGCCATGACTGCTACGGAGGTGCATGTCCGTGTCGGCTTGATTCGCCAACTGCTCGGCCCGGTGTATGGGCGCCTGCAAGCCGAATACCTGCAACCCATGATTGTTCGCTGCTTCGGCATTGCCTATCGGGCCGGAATCTTCTCCCAGGCACCAGAATCGCTGGGCGGTCGAAACTTCACTGTGCGCTATATCGGCCCTCTGGCGCGGGCTCAGAAGCTGGAAGAGGTCACCGCCATTGACCAGTACGTCGCTGGCTGCGCGGCAGCTGCTCAGGCCCAGGCGGCAGCCGGGCAGCAGCCAGATGCCATGGACAACGTCGACCTTGACGCCGCTGCTCGTTTCCGCGGCGAGGCCCTTGGTGTTCCGCCAGCCGTGATTCGCAGCGTGGCCGATCGTGATCGGGTTCGAGAAGAGCGTGCCCAGGCCCAACAGGCAGCGATTGACCAGCAGCAACAGATGGCCATGCAGCAAACCGTTGCCCAGGCAGCAATCAAACAATCAGGAGCTGCAGCGTGAGCCAGATCACCCCAGAAGCCTACCTGAACATTTTCGAAGGCCATCCAGAAGGGCGATTGATCCTCGAGGACCTGACCAGGCGCTTCGCGCGCCCCGCCGTCTGCAAGGGCGGCATCGACGCAGTACTTGAAACCTACCAGCGCGACGGACAACGCCGGGTGCTGGAGTACATCGTGAACCAGATCAACCTTGCCAATGGTGTGCAAGTTCAACCCGAAGAGGACAACGAATGAGCCTTTTTATCCATGGCCGTCTCGGCCACTACCTCATGAGCGAAGCGCCAGCAGATGGTGGCGACGGCGGTTCAGCTCCCGCGGCTGCTCCCGCGCCCAGCGCAACCGTGCTCAGCCAAGGCGCAGACACCGGCGTCGACTTCATGCCCGAGAAGTTCCGCGTCAACGGGGCTGACGGCAACCTGGACATGGCACAGTCCAGCCGCAAGCTGGCCGAGGCTTACGGCAGCCTGGAGAAGCGATTCGGTGGTGGTGATGTGCCGCCCGAAAATTCCGATGGTTATGCGATCAAGCTGGAGGGGGTCGAGGGTTTCAACTGGGAGGAATTCAAGGCGGACCCGGACTCGCAGGCGTTCCTCAAGGGTGCCCACGCCAAGGGCATGACCAACGCCCAGGTTGAGTATGTGATCGGCGAATACATGAAAGCCGCCCCCCAGCTGGTGCAGGGCGCTGCGCAGCTGGATCAGCATGGTGCAACCGAGGCGTTGCGAGGCGAGTGGAAGAACGACGCCGAGTTCAAAAATGGCGTGCAAGCCTCGTACCGTGCTGTGCAGGGCTTCGCAGCTGACCGTGGTGCGCTGGGCAGCATGGACAACTTGATGGCGAAGTTCGGTAACGACCCCGACTTTATTGCGTTCACATCACGTATCGGTCGCGAAATGAGCGAGGACACACCAGGCATTGGCGCTGTTCTGCCGGAAGCGGATCTCGATTCGCTGATGAAGGGCGAGGCGTACTGGGATGAGAAGCATCCGGACCATGCCCGAGTGCAGCAGCAGGTCGCCGCCCACTATGCGCGCAAGTACGGCACCAAGGTCACCTAGTTTCCGCCCAAGCCACCAGGCCCGCCACGTGCGGGCCTTTTCATTTTGTCGGGAAACCGACGCCAAGCATGCCCAAGAATCGTCATCAACAGCCCGGCCTGGCAGCCGGACAACTGGTTTTCGCCCGATCCCCGCCAGGCCGCCCGGGGATCGAACCACGGACCCGACAGGACAATCCGAAAGGCTGAACGAGACGAGACAAGACCATGGCTATTGCATTCGAGAACAACATCACCGCTGCGTTTGTGCAGCAGTTCCACGACAGCTTCGAGATCGCTTCGCAGCAGAAAGATAGCCGATTCCAGGCTGCTATCACTGACCGTGGCCGCATCACTGGCGCTAGCTTCACCATCAACGATATGGGCACCGTTGAAATGCAGGAAGTGACCAGCCGCTTCGCGGACACCGTATGGACGCTGCCTGACGCCGGTACCCGTAATGCGCTCATGGCCGACTACACCTTGCACGTGCCGATCGAGAAGCGCGACCTCCCGAAGCTGATTGCGCAGCCGCAAGGCCCGTACATGCAGCTCACCGTTGCGGCCAACAATCGCAAGAAGGACGACGTTATCTATCGCGCGCTGCTGGACCCAGTCCTTCGCAAAACCGAGAACAATGGCGCGTACACGCCCGTCGCCTTGCCGGCAGCCCAAAAGATCCTCATGGGCGGTACCGGCATGACCAAGGCCAAGCTGATCCAGGCCAAGGCCATGTTCCGTCGCAACGAGTGTGACGAGCAGAACGGCGAAGAGCTGTACATCTCCTATGACGCGACATGCTGTCGCAGATCCTGACAGACACCACTCTGACCAACGCCGATTTCATGGCTGTGAAGATGCTGCAGGAAGGCGCTCTGGCCGGTAAGTGGCTGGGCTTCAACTGGATCGCCTACGAGAAGCTGGATTTGACTCCGGCAGCTGGCACAGATCCAGCCTACAAAACCACCGTTGCATGGTGCAAAACGGCTGCCCACCTGGGTACTGGTCAGCAGTTCGGTACCGACATCGGCCCGCGCCGCGACAAGAACAACACCATCCAGATCTCCGTTGACGCTTCCTACGGCGCGGCCGGGCAAACGAGAGCAAGGTGGTGTCCATCGGCTTTGTCCACTGACCGAGGCGGTAGGCCGCATTCACCCGGGGCCTATTGGCCCCGGTCTTTTTTCAGGAGACACAAGGCATGGCGATGGCGACCGGTGTTTCGATTTGCTCCAACGCGCTGTTGATGCTCGGCGCTCAAACCATCAACGACTTCGCGGACCAGAATAACCTTGATCGGGCCAAGCTGTGCGCGAACCTCTATCCATCCCAGCGAGACAGCGTCCTGCGGGCCCACCCATGGAACTGCTGCACCAAGCGCATCGTGCTGGCCCCTCTCGCAGAGGCGCCGGCATTTGGCTATTCGAAATCCTTTCAGCTTCCTGAAGACTGTCTTCGCGTTCTGGAGGTAGGGACGGGTGGGTGCCAGATCGATTATCTGGTCGAGGGACGAACCATCCAGGCAAACACTATGGTGCTCGAGCTGCGCTATGTGTTCCGGAATGAAAATGAATCGACCTGGGACACACACCTGATCGACCTAATGACCGCTGCCATGGCGGCGGTGCTGGCCTACCCGATCACCCAGTCGACGTCCGAACGTGATAGCCGCAAAGCGGATTTCCGGGACTTGCTGCGCCAAGCGAAGGCGGCCGATGGCCAGGAAGATCCACCTCAAACGCTTGGCGACCAAGTACTCCTTTCTTCACGCCTTAGTTATGGCTGGAGTGCGCGCTGATGCCCAGGTTCACGCTTATCCAGACCAATTTCACCGCCGGTGAGCTTTCCCCTCGGATGTACGGGAGGGTCGATATAGCCCGGTACCAGAACGGCGCCATGGTGATGGAGAATTGCTGGCCGGTGGTGCACGGCGGAGCGGTTCGCCGCTATGGCACGCTGCATTGCGGTGCGGCTAAGTACGCAGACCGCAAGGCCATTCTGGTGCCGTATGTGTTCAACACCGAGCAGGCCTACATGTGCGAGTTTGGCGACGACTACGTGCGCATCTACTTCCCGGACGGTACCTATTCCGGCGTCGAGCTGGCGAGCCCCTACGGTCAAGAAATGCTTGGCCAGCTGGAATATGTCCAGGGCGCCGATACCATGTTCCTGTTCCACAATCTGGTTCCCATCCACCGGTTGCGCCGCATCAGCAACACCGAGTGGAGCCTGGCCCCTGCGCCGTTTGTCACCGAGCCCTTCGATGAGCGTGGTGTCGACTTCGCCACCAGCATGACCCTGAGCGATCCAAGTGTGGGCACGGGGCGAACGCTCACATCGTCGGCGACAGCGTTTCTCGCTGCTGATGTTGGCCGTGAGGTGTGGGCCGCGCCGGCGTGGCCAAGATCACTGCGGTTACCAGCGCAACGGTGGCCACGGTCGACGTGCTCAACGCCTTCCCGTCCGCGGTCAACATCAGCAGCGAGAAACGCTGTCGCCGACGATGTGAGCGTTCGCCCCGTGCCCACACTTGGATCGCTCAGGGTCATGCTGGTGGCGAAGTCGACACCACGCTCATCGAAGGGCTCGGTGACAAACGGCGCAGGGGCCAGGCTCCACTCGGTGTTGCTGATGCGGCGCAACCGGTGGATGGGAACCAGATTGTGGAACAGGAACATGGTATCGGCGCCCTGGACATATTCCAGCTGGCGAGCCCCTACGGTCAAGAAATGCTTGGCCAGCTG